CCGTAAATTGCGGGGCTACCCAGCAAACGGTCAGCAAAGTATCCGACAAAGCCGTCGTCGCCGCGTAAAAAATTCCGCACGTCGTCTCGAAATCGCCCATTCCACTCTTTCCAACTGTCCCCGACAAACCTGCCAACTTCGTAAAGCCCTCCCGCATCCCACGCTTCGGCAATAAGCTTGATACCCGCGAGCACGGGGTCCGATTCGATGTCCCAAAGCACGGGTGGATTCGGCATCAGTTGGCCTGACTCATTGCGCTCGAGAATCGCGGCCAGATCAAAGCGGAATCCGTCCACGTGCATCTGCTCGACCCAGTAGCGGAGACTATCGACGATCATCCGACGAACGATCGGATGATTCGCGTTGAGCGTATTTCCTGTGCCGCTGTAATCCGCATAACGCGAGGGATCCCGGTCGAGAATATAATACGTGCTGTTATCGAGGCCGCGGAAACTCAGCATTGGCCCGCTATGATCACCTTCGGCGGTATGGTTGAAGACGACGTCGAGAATGACTTCAATCCCGGCGCGATGGAGTGCCTTGACCATGTCGCGGAACTCGTCCATCGGGCCGACCGGATCTTGGCGCGAGCTGTATGCCTGATGCACGGCAAAGAACGAGACCGGCGCGTAACCCCAGTAATTGACCAGCCCGGGCGGAGCATCGTAAGCATCGAACTGAAACACCGGCATCAGTTCGACTGCAGTCACGCCGAGCTCACGTAGATACGGAATTTTCTCGACCAGACCCGCAAACGTGCCCCGTTTGTTTTCCGCGATACCAGAGCTCAGATGGCGGGTGAACCCGCGTACGTGCATCTCGTATATGATCGTCCGTGAGGACGGCCGGTGTAACGGTGTGTCGCCTTCCCAATCGTAAACCGACGGATCCACCACCACGCTTTTCATGGCAATTTCGGCGTTGTCGCCTTTCTGTCGAGCAGCATCGTGACTATAGTTCTTGGGAATGACAACAGCTAGCCCGTAGGGATCGAGGAGAACTTTGTGGTCGTCGAAGCGCATTCCACTCGGCGGATCGAATGCTCCTGAAGCCCGGTAGCCGTAGATCTGGCCCGCTTTCACCTCTGGGACGAACACGTGCCAGTAGTGATAAGTGCGGTTCGTCGCGGGATCGACACGAATCACCGCCGACGGGCGAGCAGCATCGGCATGCTCGAAAAGCAGCAGCTCGATTCGAGTTGCGTGCTTTGAATAGACGCTGAAATTCGCCCCTTCAGAAGAAAGGGTTGCGCCTAAGGGGGAACTCCGTCCTTTTGTGGTTTGTTGCAACACTGCGCTCCGAATCTTCTCGGTTACGATAAACGGCGAGATCTTACCATAGCGACAGCCAACGGATAGAGGTGAAAGTTAACAGAAATTCGGTTAGCATTTTAAGATTGTATTATAACCGGTGCGCCGCGTTCTTCATCAATATTTCGCTTGTGCTCATTGAGTTGATACTTTCATCGCTGGACGTGCCGGAGAGCCGCGCTGAGACTAGGCCGGTAGCGTAGTGGCGACGTTCGGATTGGGGTTTCTTGTTTATGGACTGATCGAATCGTTGCGCATAGGTCCGGGCAAAGTACGGCAGAAGCTGCTTAGCGGCGATGGGGTGTCATTGGTAATCTTCCTTTTTCTCGAAACGTTCTACATCCGATGCTGCCTCCAATGCTGTTTCGATCACGTAATTTCGCAGCGCAAACTTGCTGACGTTTTTTCTTTTACACTGCCTTGATGGCGGAATGTTTTTCCTGCCGCTCAGTCTCATCCAAGTGCAAGCAGGTTCATCCCGGCTCCGTTCTTTAGCGCAGTATTACCGCACGGTCATCCTAAATCTAATCGGTCGCGCAGTTGGTCTCCGTGCTTGTGGCAATAGCGCTGGTGAATTCGAGCTCCGGGGAGTCGAACTACTCGCCGTTTCCGACCCCAAAGTGTGTTTTTCGGGCGCCTCTTTCGGTGCCGCCGCCGCCAGTGCTTCCCACGGCACCGCCCGGGCCTCGAGCGCTGCCAACCCATAGGCACGGCGGTCTAGGGCTTCATTGCGGTGTCCTTTCGGCAGATAGAAATAGAGGCTTGCCCGGCCGTGGAAGTATTTCGTGCGGATCTCTTCGGCGGTGAGTTGCTTGAAAAATTCCCGGGTGTAGTCGAGCGGAAAATGGCAATAACCTGGGCCCGGTGCTTCAACCCGGAGGTGGTTGTATATGCGAGCTTTGGCGGTCTCACTGCCGACGATCCAAACCAAGCTGCCCTTATGCCTCTTGCTGCGGCCGGCACGCCGCGGCCAAATCGGCCTGGCGCCATCGATGCCCTTTACGGCGTAAACATGGCGGCCGATTCTTGAATTACAGAAATTGTAGACGGACTGTGTATGATGGCCTCCGCTATCAATCGCCACGGTACCCAGGCGCAGCTTGCGCCCGTCTTCGGTGGTCCACTCACGGCGTACTAGCTCGTCGAGCTCGTTCCAGATCTCGCCCTTTGCCGGATCTCCGTATAGGCAAAGATCTTCGATGCCCCAGCTTTCCTCGATTGCATCCCGACGTTCGCGGTGCCAGCCGATGATTTCGATTTCGATCCGGTTGTCTTGAACGTCGACGCCTGCAGTCAGATACAGCACACGATAGGGCAGCGCGGAGGGCGAATAATTCTCTCGACGTTCAAGCAACGGTTCCGGTGTGACGGTTCTGCCGCCAATACTCCATGACTTCCCCAAGGTCAGATTGGTCCAATTCATGAGCATCTCTATGTCGCCCATATCGGCTCGGTGTTTGGCCTTTAAAAATTCGTCAACCATTTTCGACAACCGTGAGTAAGGGACGTGGATCTCCCATGCAGAAAAAGATGCTACGGCGCGAAATTCATCCTCGGCGCGCCAGACAGCATCCTGTAGAGCAATCGCGCGCTGCCGATCGGTCCAGGCGCGGGAACAATGGGCACAGACATAGACGGCAGTATCGGGTTCGCCGTTTGACCATTGCACGTGTTCCCAATCGAGCTTTTGAAATTGACCACACAGGACGCACGGCACCCATGGATAGCGGCGATCGCCGGCAAGAAATTCGGCTTCGATGGCGCTTGCGTCGGTATACGTTGGTGTTGACAATAAACCGATCTTTCGATTCCAGAACCGTGCCGTGCGCTTGACGGCCTTGGATACCGCGTCGACGGTGTAGAGATCGATCTCATCACACAGGACAATACGGATCGGGCGACTTGCGACACCGGCTTGAGACTCGCTCCATGTGATTGTGACGTGTCCGCCAACATACTTTTTGTGGAATAGAGTGTTATCACTGCCTTTGACCCGTGGCTCCAAGACCAAACCACGGAGCGATGGCGTATCGCGCAGCATGGCAGCCAAGCGGTCCTTGCTGAATGCTTTGGCTTCATCTTCGGTTGGTCTCACAACGAGGATCGGCGCCGGGTCGTTCTGGACGTGGTACCCGACCACGTTCAGAATATCCTCGGTCTTGCCGAACTGGCCCGAGGCCATGACTACGACACGCTCGCATGCCGGATCTGTGAAGCAGTCCATGATCTCGCGGTGAAGTGGATTGTCACGGGTGCGCCATTGTCCGGCTTCTGGGCTCGATTCACTGCTTAACTTTCTGTTTGCGTCGGCCCATTGGCTTACCGTTTGTCGCGGTGCCGGCCTGAACGCGGGCAAGCTCCGCTTCAAGGCCTTTTCGAATATCTCTAGCGAATCCGTCACTTGATAGTTCATTGAGTACATCGTAGGCGTGCTGCTCCATTGCCGCGAATACTTCCGGCGCCAAGTTGGGAAACAGTGTGCGGATCTTGCTCGGACCGGCAAGAAACTTTGCTTTGCACGCGCTGAAAGCCGCGGCGGTACCGTCCACGAAAAGCTGCACGGGTAAGAGCTCGCCCCGCTGTATAGCGAGTCGGGTTTCGATTTCTTCCCGCTTCGCGCGGTCGAGCAAGGCGGCTTCGAGCATTCTGTCGATCCGCCCATCTTCTGGTTGACGCCCCGCTGCGACCTCCCGCACATGTTTGTAAAGCTGGACCACGGCGTCGAGCAGATCGCCATTGAGTTTTACGTGACCTAGTCGCACATGCTTCGCTATTGCGGGCTGGCTTTCGTCGAGAAGTTTGGCTAATTGGCGCTGGCTGATTTTGGCTTTCATTCATCAACGACTACTTATTTTTGGGTTGCTGGCATGGTTCCGAGTTTATTAAAATTTGGATACATGAACCGATGGGAGCGCATAGGGATTGTTATTTCAGCTGTTTGGATCATTGTTTTGAGCGTTATAGCAATGCAGTCCCTCGATGCTCTACAGTTTTTTTTGATCGCAGGTGTTCTCCCAATTGTCATTGGTTGGGGAATGTACTGGATTAAAAAAGCCAAGTGATAACTCCCTTTTGTGGCCTCACACCGATTTTTTTTCGGTCAGCCGTCTTACCCGCAGTGCTAAACATTCGCCAGGGTCCCATCCCTTGTTTTTCCTTGCGTTCCTGTTATTAGTTCGCAATTTTTAGCGGTATGCGGCTCAATGTCGCCGGAGAAATTTCCAGCAACTCGCAGACTTTCGAGCAGGTGAGCAGCCGTTTCATTTTGGACGCTTACAGAAATTCATCCCTCTGCCCCTGGTTCACGGGTTAGATGTTCAGCTTCAAACTTAGTTTGGGCCGCCTTGGCCTCCTCCTCGCTGAGTTGATTAACAAACTGTTTCCCCGAGATCTCTTTCAGAAGTTTACCCGCATCACGTGCGTTGCCTTTGCAGTGGTTTAGTAGATTGTTCCAAAGGGTCTGCTTAACCGTCGTTTCGGAGGATGGTGGTTGCTTGCTTGCCGATCGGCGGCGGGTTGCATCGCTTGACTTCTCGTCGGGCTGCTCCTCGTCTATTTCGTCCGGCCCTTGGGTGAAGATGTCCGATGCGGCCGTGGAGTTAAGCACGGCCGCGATCAGAGCCCGCTTATTCGCCATTTTTAGCACCGTATTCCAAAGATCCGCCAGCGCGTCGTTAGCGACCCTCTCGTTCTTGCGGAATTGATCTTCGGGAAATCGGGCGCCACACCCGCCTCTTTTCTTGAGACACACCCAACCGCCGCCGAAGTCTTCCCGGCCGTGGACGATCGCATCGGCGGCACATTCCGGACACGCGAGTGTGGCTGCACGGAAGGCGTACTTGCTTTCCTTGGTACTGCACGATCCTTCGCCCGATCCGACTCGGAGTCCAGTCGGAATATGGTAGAGCGTGCACTTCGATTTGACGGTCAGGTGATCGCCGTCATGGTGCTCGAGCGAGTCATACTCCGGGTCGAAGCGAAACAGTAGGTTTAACTTCTCGGCGCCGGCTTTGAGCAGTGTCGGTTTCGCGGTTCCGGGTATGCGGCCGTAGTGCTCGCCTTCATGCATTGCGACCTTCATCAGGTCCTGAATCTTTCGGACTTGTGCTAGAAGATCCTGGACCGACAACTCCATCGGCAGTTGATCCGGTTTGACTAAACTGAGCGCGGTATTTGCTGATTTTCCTTCCATGGTTATTCCCTTCGATTGAAGTTTGTTCGGTGATCTCGGTGTCCTGGCAATAGTGACATGCCCACTCGCGCCGGCCGTTCGACCATGTCCGCTCAATGATCTTACCGCGGCGGCGCCCAAGGATTGCGACGAGCTCGCGGGTGGGTGAGCCAGCTGTGTAAGCTCGGCGGTATTGTGGGATGACTCGGCGATCGCAGTGATCGCAAAAGAGCGGCTTTTCGGCGGCGATTAACTTCGCGCCAGGAAATTCGGCTAGAGTTGCATTCACCGCCGTGCAATGAAGATTGACATTAGTCATACCGTCCGCTCCCTTTCGTTGGCCCTTCGGGCGGCGTGCTCGGCCTTCGTGCGGGTCCAAAACTCGTCGACGGTTTCGCCGGGGTGCTGATCCTGATCGGCGCCATTGGCCCTCGCCGACTGGTCGGATTGCTCCCCCTTAGCCCAGTCAAAGCCGCCTTCATCGTG